TTCATCATCGTTTCGTCCGATGTTGCATCGGCACTCGCGATGGGTGGTTTCCTCAACATCAGTCCAGCACTCAATGTCAACCTTGATGTAGATGACACTGGCAACACCTTTGTCGGTGTTCTCAATGGCAAGATCAAGGTCTATGTTGATCCTTACTCGGGTGTTGGTCTTGGTGGAGCAAACGCAAATGCCCGTGACTTCGTCTGCGTTGGATACAAGGGAACCTCGCCATATGATGCAGGTCTCTTCTACTGCCCCTACATCCCACTACAGATGGTTCGTGCAATCAACGATGCAAACTTCCAGCCCAAGATCGGCTTCAAGACCCGTTACGGCATGGCAGTCAATCCATTCGTCAACCCAACCAATGTCGCAGTGGCAAGCAACTATCGTTCAAACATGTACTACCGCATCTTCCGCGTGGACAACCTCCACGGTATTAATGCAATAAGCACCACTGGAGCCTGATAGTTGATCAGTAAATGATCCAAAGGTCGGGGGGAGAAATCCCCCCGACTTTCTTTTTAGGGAATACATATTTACATGAGCAGATACAATACATCCATGATCAATCAGGAAGGTCTTGACTTCAATCCTTTGAATCAGGAGAACGAGACCACGAATGCAATGTTGTCAACGAACTTCAAGTTGACATTCCAACGCATTCCAAACATGACATTCTGGTGTACTCAGGTGAACATACCCGAGATATCGGTTGGAGAGATCAGTATTCCAACAAGAGTCATGCCCATTCATGTTCCTGGTTCATCTGTCTCGCTAAGTCAGTTGAATCTTACATTCATTCTAGATGAAGAGTTTGCCAATTGGAACGAGGTCTATCGATGGATGCGCGGAACAACTCCATTTGAGGATTTCGAAGATATCATTCGAAATGAAAACAACTACTTCTCCGATGCAACTATTCATTGTCTAAACAGTGCCAAGAGACCGAATATGAGATTCACATTCAGACGAGTATTCCCAACAACTCTTGCTGGTTTTGAACTCAGTTCTGCATTGACAGATCCTGATCCAGTGACGATCAGTGCATCATTTGTTTATGATTATTTTGACATGGAAAAGGTGACTTGACTTGATCTGAAGGAGTGGTATAGTTCTTCATTATGGATATCGAATCAATCAAGAAGATGGTCGAGAAGGACATGGAGATCGATGATCTCAACCTTGACCTTGAATCACTGAAGACTCCACAACTACACGGCAAGTATCTCAACCTGCTGCACGACGAATCGCTTGTCCTGCACAAGTATCTCATTGAGCAGAAAGAGATGCGTAGGCTGAAGTGGGAATACTATCTTGGCAAACTCGACCAAGAGACCCTTGACGAGAAGGGTTGGCAACCATTCGGTCTCAAGATCCTACGCACGGATATCGATGTGTATCTTGAGTCCGACAAGGATCTGCTGCGTCTAGAGGCACGAATACACTATCAGCGTGAGAAGGTCAAGTATCTTGAGTCCGTTCTACAGGGGCTTGGGCGGCGTGGATGGGATATCAAGTCGGCTATAGAATGGAAGAAGTTCATGAGCGGATCATGAAGATCGTAAATGAAGGAATACATCGGGCATATCTCCGACAGGCATATATTCATGCCCAGGCTCGGAGCGAAGATCCCAACACACAGAATGGGGCATTGATCGTGTTCCCATCATCAGGAATCATTGCTGCCGATGTCAACCGCTATCCATCCATCAAGCAGCCAGCATATCAGGATAAGTACGACTACATCGAACATGCCGAAAGGGCTGTGATATATCGCTGTGCAAGCAAGGGTCTTACCACCCTCAATACTCATCTCTATTGCCCATTCATTGCTTGCCCCGATTGTGCAAGAGCCATCGTCTTGGCAGGAATCAAGCGAGTGGTTGGTCACAAGACCATTTGGGACATCATGCCTTCAAGATGGAAACCCAAGTGCAACATCGGGATAAACATCCTTGAGGGTGCTGGGGTGGAAGTCCTGCTATATGAAGGAAAGGTTTTGAACGAGGGAGAGTTCAAGATTAGGTTCAATGGGGAGGAAATAGAACCATAGATATCTGTATGGATACATTGGTTCTTGAAGATGTAGATTCAGTATTCATCCGCGTGAGATGTGAACGCGGAACCGCAAAGGAGTTGAGCGATTGCTTCTCCTTCAAGGTTCCTAATCACAAGTACATGTCCCGTTTTCGCAAGTCGCGTTGGAATGGAGACATCAAACTCTACAACATAGGCAAGGCAACGATCTACCGAGGTCTCAAGAACTATGTGACCAAGTTCGCTGCGGATCGTGGCTACCATGTGGAGAACAATCTTTCCGAGACTCCAAAGTTACCATTGACAGGTGAGCAGGTGGACGAACTGTTCTTGCGCTGCGTGGGCAAGGAGTCGGGAATACCATCGCTTCACGATCATCAGCGGGAAGCCGTTGTGAAGGCAGCAGAAACATCTAGAATCCTCCTGGTGTCTCCAACGGGTAGCGGCAAGTCCTTGATCATCTACCTCCTGATGAGGCATCTGCTTGAGAATACAGAGGGCAAGATCCTCATCATCGTTCCAACGATAGGACTCGTCACTCAGATGGAGTCAGACTTCAAGTTGTACTCAAAGGGAACCGATTGGAAGGTTGGAAAGAACTGCCACTCCATCTATGCGGGACAGGACAAGGATACAAACAAGAGGATCGTGATCACGACATGGCAATCGATCTTCAAGCAACCGCGCTCATGGTTTGATCAGTTCTCGGTTGCATTTGGCGATGAATGCCACATGTACAAGGCAAAGTCGCTCAGTGGCATCATGGAGAAACTCACAAACTGCAACCATAGGATCGGAACCACGGGAACACTTGACGGAATGCAGTGCCACAAGTTGATCATCGAAGGATTGTTCGGTCCTTCCTATCATGTGACCTCCACGAAGAAACTGATCGACAAGAACATCCTGTCGAGCCTCAAGATCGATGCCATCCTCCTACAGTATCCCGAGGAGGACAGACGCACGATGACGAAGCATAACTATAGTGACGAGATGCTGTGGCTCGTCCACAATCAAAAGCGAAACAAGTTCATAACGGATCTCGCACATACGCTGAAGGGAAATACACTGATACTTTTCCAGTATGTCGAGAAACATGGAAAGGTTCTTTATGATCTCGCAAGGGAAAGTGGCAAGAGGAAGGTCTTCTTCGTTCACGGTGGCACGGATGTCGAGGATCGCGAGGCTGTACGCAAGATACTTGAAGAGAACGATTCGTGCATCGTGGTGGCGTCTTACGGGACATTCTCGACAGGGATTTCGATAAAGAGATTGCACAACATCATATTTGCCTCTCCGAGCAAGTCTAGGATTCGCGTGCTGCAATCCATCGGAAGGCAACTCAGAGTTTCCGAACACAAGCAGTTTGCAAAGTTGTACGATATTGGAGATGATCTGTCATGGAAAACAAGGAAGAATCACACTCTTCGTCATTTCTCCGAAAGAATCAAAATCTATCGGTCGGAAAAATTCGAGTTCCGACCGATCATACTAAAGGTGGAGAACCTACCATGAAGGACTACATTCTCATCAAGTTGAGATCGGGAGAGGAAATAGTCGCAAGCCTCATGTCCAAGAATAGGAATGGCGTGAAGGTGATGCGCCCGATGCAGATTCGACAGGTTCCCTTCATGGATCACATGACTGGTTCTCTCAAGGCAGCAGTTGTTCTTGAGAACTGGATCGGCAGGACGAATGAGAATGAAGTGACTATTCCAAACAACTGGATCGGAATCAAGATGCTTCCTTCCAGCGAGGTGATAGAGGCATATGAGCGTTACATGAAGAACGAAGACATGCCGAAGGAAGCACCAAAGCCAATCGACAAGAAGGATGAGGATGAACTGAAGCGCATAGAGGAAGAGATGACGAAGATGATGAGTGAGATGGCAGCAGACGCAGGAATCACCTCACCCATGGTTGGAGGAATGGATAGTTTCACTTCTGAGATGGGCAAGCATGAAGGAAAGGATGTCGTTGTGGTCAACTTCGTCTTTCCATCCAAGATGTTCAAGAACATGATAGAGGATGGAGTCCTTGAGGATTTTCTCATGGGAGGCATGCCATTCCAGGATGACAATGGTGATGACTCCGATGAGGATGACATGGAAGACGATGTCGATTCTCCACCAAAGAAGAAGTTCAGAGATGACACTGGTGGTGTGAAGGAATCGGGGAAAGAAACCTTTGGAAACAGTTTCAAGGATTGGAGTCCTGATCCAAAGGATTATCTCTAAGAACACTTCTTGATCAAACCCGACACAGTCAAGTTACACATTTCGTTTTCATCTGTCAAGCCCCTTGTCAACAGAATCTAAAGTCACCGCTTGCTTTCAGCCGATGTTGGTGTAGGATGTTCACACGGACAAAGGAGAACAGATGAATGAGTGATAGCCACTACATAGACAACAAAGTATTCTACACAGAGATGGTCAAGTGGAAGAAGGAGTGGAACAAGGCAAAGAAAGCCGATCTTCCGCTTCCACCTGTTACAGATTACATCGGAAGATGCTTTCTGGCAATAGCAGAGCGTCTTTCATACAGACCAAACTTCATCAACTACCCATATCGCGAGGAGATGGTCGGAGACGGGATTGAGAACTGCCTCATGTATGCGGCTAACTTCAATCCAAACAAGTCAAAGAATCCATTCTCCTATTTCACTCAGATCATCTACTATGCCTTTGTCCGCAGGATACAGAAGGAAAAGAAGCAGAACTACATCAAGTTCAAGAGCATAGAACTTGCACAGATGAATGGAAAGATACCAAAGTGGCTGAGTGAACTATATCATGATGAAAACAAGGTTCAGGAGTTCTTCAAGACTCTTGCCTTGTCGGATACTGATATAGAGAACTTTGAGGGTGGCAAGAAGAAGCAAGCAGCAGTGGCAAAGAAAGCCAAGCAGACCAAGCCAAAGAAGAAGTCAAAGAAATGAAGATTGCAATCGTAACTGATACGCATTTCGGTTTCAAGAACGACTCGCCTATATTCCTTGAGGCATACCTTGAGTTCTTTGAGAAGCAGTTCTTTCCTTACTTGAGAGAGAACGGAATCAAGACCATCATTCATATGGGCGATGTTCTTGATCGCAGGAAGTTCATCAATTTCAATACGCTACGGAATGTACGAAAGAGGTTCACGGAGGTCTTCTCAAAGGAAGGCATTGAGGTTCATTGCGTCATTGGAAATCATGATTGCTATTGGAAGAATACCAATGAAGTGAACTCGGTTGTGGAGATATTTGGTGATACTTTCAAGGTCTATGAAAATCCACAGGATGTAATCATCGATGGGATGGTTTGTGGATTTGTTCCTTGGATATCCAAGGAGAATGCCTCGGTAGTGGCAGAGTATCTGAAGAAAAGCAATGCAGATGCCTTGTTCGGACACTTTGAACTCAATGGGTACGAGGTTGTCCGTGGAGTAAGGCATGAAGGTGGGCTTGATCCTGCTGCACTGTCACGATTCCGATGGGTCTATTCTGGTCACTTTCACTGCAAGCAGAAGAGTGGAAATGTTCATTATCTTGGAAACCCATATCAGATGTTCTTCTCTGAGGTTGGAGAGGAGAAGGGGTTCCATATCCTTGATACAGAAGATGGATCTCTTGAGTTCATTGAGAACAGAAAGAAACTGTATCAAAAGATCGTCTATGACGAGAGCCTAGATCAGTCTGGGCATGGAAACTTCAACTTCTCAAAGTATAAGGATTGCTTTGTGAAGGTGGTGGTCTTGTCCAAGAAGAATGCACCAAAGTTCGACATGTTCTGTGACAAGTTGTTCGAGGCAGGAATCCATGATCTTCTCATAGTGGAGAACCTTGAGAAGGAGGAAGATACCTCTACGATCACGGAGCAAGAACTTTCCAGGAACACCATAGACCTCATAGACGGCTATATCGATGAACTGAAGATCGATGGTGGAAGCGATCTGAAGAACCTTATGCGGGAAATCTATACTGAAAGTTTGTCTCTCTAGTTTCCTAAATATTAGGAATCGGAGGACAGATGGACAGACGCATACAAGAGGATCTACGGAAATGGTTCAGCCCTAGCCACCCCAAGGGTGGTTGGAAGCGAATCAACTCAAAGGGTGAGGCAATCGGTCCTTGTGCAAGGGAACCTGGAGAGCCAAAGCCCAAGTGCATGTCCAATGAAAAGCGCGCTCAACTTTCCAAGAGTGAGAGGGCTGCTGCTGTCCGCACCAAGAGAAAGCATGATCCAAATCCAGAGAGAAAGGGTGAACCCATCATGGTATCCAACTTCGGCAAGGGAAGAATCAGCGAGGAATATGTGATTGATCCAAAGGACAACCTCATAGAGTCCATGGAAGTCCTCTTGGAGAAGAACAAGCCGACTAGCCCCGACAAGTGGGCGGATTGTGTTTCCCAAGCCAAGGCAAAGTTCGATGTCTATCCTTCTGCCTATGCGAATGGATGGGCTGCTCAGTGCTACAAGCGCAAGGGTGGCAAGTGGAAGTCGATTGATGAATCCAAGTTGTCCATGCTTGATTTCGTTGACAAGGGCAGAATCCTCAAGGAGATCAAGGAAGCGAATGAGTGCGAGGGCAAGGCATCTGGCAAGCCATGGCGAACTCCTGGTGAGAACAAGAAGTTTGCCGTATGCGCCGATGGCAAACTAGTTCGCTTTGGCGATCCTGGTCTTTCGATCAAGCGAGATCAACCTGGTCGGCTAAAGAACTTCCGCGCTCGTCATGGTTGCGACAAGGGTGGCATTCCCCGCGATACTCCTAAGTATTGGTCATGCCAGATGTGGCGCAAGGACAAGAGTGTTGGTGACATGACCAAGGGAGATTAAATGGCACTTGCCTCAAGGGACTTCAGCATAGAGCAGGGTTCTACCTTTGTCTTGCAGTTCAACCTGCTTGATGATTATGGCTATCCCTTGAAGACAGTTACCGAGACATCTCCTGGTTCATATGCAATCGGGAAGTTCTCGTTTGCAATGAAATGCAGGAAGAGCAAGTACAGTGGACTGACTGCAACTCTCCTTGACATAAGCGGAGTAACGATGTTGGGAACTGCGGCATCATCCGATGATGGACACACGCGAGATGGTTTCTATGTGTTTGCGGGAACACCAGGAAAAGTAAAGTTCGTCATCTCGTCACCCACCACTTCTTCTGTGAAGTATGGAAGACATGATTATGACATAGAGATCATTGAGACAAAGACAACTGGTGTGGAGAATATCCGAGGCTTTGTTGGAAAGATGACATTTGAAGCGGAGGCAACTAACTGATGGCTTCATTGAACGCAGATTATGTCATTGAGCAGGGATCAACCATAGTCATAGAGTTCCAAGTCTATGATGAGGACTTGAATCCTATTCCTCTTTTGAACTATTCATCTGGAACATATTCATTTTCATCTTACCGTTTCCGTTCAAAGGTTCGCAAGAGCAAGTACACGGATTCTGTGATATATCAGTGCGGGATCACGCAGAACTACATCATTCAGCCAGGCACAACACATGAGTTTGTGCAGAATGGTTTCTATCTTGTCGGTGGAACCTCTGGCTTTGTCAGGATGGTGATAGCGAATGATACTACAGCCAACTTCAAGTATGGAAATCATTTCTATGATGTTGAAATGGTCAAGGGTTTGTCTGGAGGAGATGTGGTGTCAAAGATTCTTTCTGGCAAGTTCGACATCGACTCGGAGAGTACAAGATGAAAATCAGCAACATAAGAATCCTCAACAACTACAAGATCAAACTGATCAACTCCAAGTTGTCTGGTGTGGTCAAGGAAGAATATAAGATCACTGAGCAGGGAACAAGGTTTCCAATCATTCCGACTCCACCAAAGACAAATCCCACTTGACTTTCGTGAATCCTGCACTATGATCTTGGCATGAACATCTTCGTACTCAACAGTGATCCCGTCCTTGCGGCTAAGGACATGTGCGACAAGCATGTGGTCAAGATGATCGTGGAGGGCTGTCAGATGCTCTCTACCAATCACCGCATCTGCGGTAGCCATGTCGTTCATGCACCCATCAACCTCTATAAGCAATCATTCGCAAACCACCCATGCACCCTGTGGGCAAGAATGTCCCACAAGAACTACATGTGGCTTGCGGAGCATACTCATGCATTGTGCCTTGAGTATACCGAGCGGTATGGCAAGATCCATTCCTGTCTGCCGATGACGGCATGGTTCTTGGCTCATGCTGCCGTGCATCATACCTCGACTACCAATGAACTCACGCCGTTTGCACAGGCAATGCCCGATCAATATAGGGACAATGATGCCGTTGTTGCATATCGCAAATACTATCTTGGAGAGAAGGCACGGTTTGCCAAGTGGAAGAATGTGGATCCTCCGTCTTGGTTCGTTCAAAAAAATCCGATGCTTGGTCTTGAGGTTTCCGTATAAATACAACGGAGTGATCCATGATAGTCTTTGAGAAGATCCGCTGGAAGAACTTTCTATCCTACGGCAACTACTTCACGCAGATAGTCCTCAATAAGAATGAGATGACTTTGATCTGCGGAGAGAACGGTGCAGGAAAGACCACTTTCCTAGACGCCATCTGCTTCTGTCTTTTCGGAAAGCCATTCCGAAACATCAATATTCCACAACTACAGAACAGCATAAACAACAAGGACTGCATCGTTGAGTGCGAGTTCCGCATCGGCAACACAAACTACCTCATTCGCCGTGGGCTGAATCCAAAGATGTTTGAGATTCACAAGGACGGCAAGATGCTTGATCAGGATTCCAAGTCAAAGGACTATCAGAAGATGCTTGAAGAGCAGATTCTCAAGATGTCCTACAAGTCATTCTGTCAGGTGGTCATACTTGGATCTACCAACTATATTCCATTCATGCGCCTACCTGCGGCTGATCGACGGGCAATCGTTGAGTCTCTGCTCGACATCAATGTATTCTCATCCATGAATGTCGTGTTGAAGAACAGATTGTCGATCAACAAGGAGGAGATTCGATCCTGCGAGACATCACTTGAGATTCTCAATAGCAAGATAGAGACTCAGAGAAAGTATCTTCGCGCTCTTGAGGAGAAGAGTAGGACTTCCCTTGAGGAACTTGAGGTTGAACTCAACAGCAACATCGAAAATAAAAACAGCCTGTCTGCGATGTCCACCAAGGGTGGAAACATCCTTGCCACCATGGGAAAGAACAGAGAACTTTATCGCAAGAAGGTGGGAAATATCTCTGATCTCAAGAAACTGAAGAACAGCATTGAGCGAAAGATAGATTCTCTAGACATGGATATATCGATGTACATGACCACCAAGGAGATGCCTTGCCCGTCATGTGGCAGGGAGATGACGGACGAACATCGGCAGAAGGAAGTGGATGCAAAGAAGATGAAGCGGGAGGAAGTGAACAAGGCACTTGCCGACATCGATTGCAAGATAGCCGATGAGAACCTGTTCATCCTCAACAACAAACTCGACAAGATTGAGGATGAATACAACAGGTTTCAGACTGCGCTCAACGAGCATCGTCAGAAACTTGGTGTGGCTGAGAAGATGATTGATCGCCTTACCAATGACATCGACAAGATCAAGAAGTCTCAGCAGTCTCTTGAAGACGAGCAGACTGCCCTTGAGGAACTTGTCGATGATGGAGAGGCAAAGAAGAGAAATCTTGCGGAGAAGCAGCATGAACAGAAGTTGCTGGGATCTGCTCAGATAATCCTCAAGGATAGTGGAATCAAGACCAAGATCATTCGCCACTATCTTCCGATCATGAACAAGTTGATCAATCACTACCTGACATGCATGGACTTCTTCGTTCAGTTCAACCTTGACGAGAACTTCGATGAAACAATCAAGTCAAGGCACCGCGATGAGTTCACCTATGCATCGTTCAGCGAGGGAGAGAAGATGCGTATCGATCTGTCCCTTCTGCTTGCATGGCGTGAGATCGCACGGCTGAAGAACAGCACAAACTGCAATCTTCTTGTTCTTGATGAGGTGTTTGATTCAAGCCTGGATGGAACAGGAATGGACGAGTTCATGAAGTTGCTCAAGGGCATGGGTTCTCGTTGCAATATATTCGTAATATCCCACAAGAGCGATCAGTTGATGGACAAGTTCCAGGATGTATTGGTATTCAAGAAGAAGAACAACTTCAGTAGGATGATGCAATGAAGAACTACTTTCTAAGGAATAAACTTGCAAAGGCATGGCAACTCACCGATGCCTTGGCTTCGCGTGGTCTCAAGAACGAGAAAGTTTCAGAAAATATAAAGGACATACGCGAGATATCTTGCCATGGTTCCGAGGAACTTGGCATCAGCCCATGCGAGAATAGGATGAAAAGCAAGAAGTTCGCTGACTCCTACTACTGCGGTGCCTGCAACTGCGGGGACTTTGGGCATACTCAGATAAAGAATCTGAATGAAGATCACTATTCAAAGTTGGACTATCCAAGGGTTCATTGCCCAAAGAACATGCCTGGATTCACCAACTATGTTCCATTAACCATTTCGGAGAATGATATGAGAAAGAAGTTGATTGAGGAGACCTTTGGTGTAGACTATCTCAGAACACTCAACGAGAAGGAGACTGAGAAGTGAGCCGCAAGTGGGAAGACAATGACTTTGATTCGCTTGATCGTAGGCACCCGTCCTCGCGTGGGCGGAAGCACGAACGGCGTGGTCATAGGCATGACATGAAGCACCACATGCGCGATCTAAAGGACATGGTAAACAACGGTGAGGATGTCGAGACAGACGACATCATGGATACTTTTGAAGATGAGGAATAATCATGAAGATCAGCAAGAAGACATTTGACATTCTGAAGAACTTTTCGGGCATCCGCTCAAGCATTCATGTTGAGCAGGGCAACACCATTCGCACGGTTTCTACAGCCAAAAACATCATGGCAGAGGCAAAGGTGGAGGAGGATTTTGTCACTCCCTTTGCCATCTTTGATCTTGGAAAGTTCATTGCCACGACGACTTTGTTTCAGAATCCTGAGTATCAGTTCAATGACAAGTTCGTGAGCATCAAGGCAAAGAACAGTTCAGTGAACTACTACTATGCCGACGAGAAGTTGGTGGAGAAGGCGAACAAGAGCATCAAGATGCCTTCCCTGACCGTGGAGTTCGATCTCAAGAACGATCAGATCGCAGAGATGCAGAAGGCATCATCTGTCCTTCAACTTGACACTCTGTGCATCAGGAACACCGATGAAGGCAATATTGAGATCGTCACCTTTGATCGCAAGATCGGTCTGAACAGTTCATCGAATGTCTTCACGATGGTGCTTGAGGATGAGACTGAGAACAAGTTCAATATCTTCATCGACATCGAACTTCTCAAGTTGATTCCTGATGACTATCATGTTGAGATCGGTGGCACTGCCGTTGCCAAGTTCACTGGCAAGAACAATCCCATTGCGTATTGGGTAGCCCTGCGTTCAGAGTCAACCAAGTCTTGAGGTGAAAGATGATTGCCACGGAAGAATACCTGTGGTCAGAGAAGTATCGCCCTCGCCGCATCGCTGATTGCGTCTTGCCAGAGGACATCAGGAAGACATTTGAAGACACTCTTGCTGCGGGGCAGATGCAGAACATGCTTCTTGCGGGCGGTCCTGGCGTGGGCAAGACAACCGTTGCAAAGGCACTCTGCGATGAGATGGGTGCGGATTGGATCATCATCAACTGCTCTGAGGATGGAAACATCGACACCCTCCGCACAAGGATTAGGGACTTTGCGAGTTCCGTATCCTTCACGGGTGGCAACAAGGTGGTCATCCTAGACGAGTTCGACTACTCCAATCCCCAATCCATGCAGCCAGCACTCCGTGGGTTCATGGAGGAGTTCTCAAAGAACTGTAGGTTCATCCTGACCTGCAACTACAAGAACAGGATCATTCAGCCGCTGCACTCGCGATGCACGGTGATCGATTTCAAGATTCCATCGGTTCAGAAGGAACTGATGGCGAAGAAGATGTGGAAGCGCGTTTGTACCATTCTAGAAACTGAAGGAGTAGAATATGATTCCAGTGTTGTTGCGGAACTTGTCGTTCGTAGGTTTCCTGATTTCCGAAGGCTCATCAACGATCTACAGAAGTATGCTCTGTCGGGCAAGATCGATGTGGGCATCCTTGGGACGAGCGTATCGGATAAGATCCAGGATCTCATCTCCATGATGAAGAAGAAGGAGTTCGGTGGCATCAGGAAGTGGGTGGCGAACAACATTGACAATGATCATGTGGGGTTGTTCAGAATGATCTACGATTCGATCTATGACATTCTTGAGCCACAGTCTATTCCACAGGCTATCCTGACCCTTGCTGACTATCAGTACAAGTCTGCGTTCGCTGCTGATCAGGAGATCAACACCATGGCTTGCATCAGTGAACTGATGGTTTCCTGTGAGTTCAAGAAATGAATGACAATCCATTTGATTTCCTAAACAGCATCAATACCACCAAGATCAATCTTATCCGTGAGGAGGGAAGGGGGGCATCCGAGTATGCCCCCTACCTCATGAATAAGGGTCTCTCACAGTTTGCCGATACTGTTATGCATTCGAATGAGATGAACATTCGATGGCACATGGATAAGCAGATGCAGTATGAGTTTCTGCTTCATTCGGTTCGCCCCCGAAAGCGAATGAGCAAGTGGGCAAAGAAGGAGGATGCCGAGATCGCTCAGACGATATCTGAGTTCTTTGGCTGCTCCATAAAGAGGGCAACTGAGATCATTGCTGTGCTTGGAAAGAGCAAAATAGATGAAATCCTAAAGTATAGCAAAGTCATGCATGGAGGTATCCGAAATGCTAAATAATCCAGAACATTCAGTAATGTTGATTGATTGGCGAGGATACCATGGAAAAAAGAGTATTGAATCTCAGGGTCGAAGACCTTTTGGAGATTACACTGAAGGCAGAGGACGACTTCCTCAAGGTGCGTGAAACGCTTACCCGTATCGGAGTTTCCTCAAAGAAAGAGAATAAACTATATCAGAGTTGCCATATTCTTCACAAGCGTGGCAAGTTCTACATAGTTCATTTCAAGGAACTGTTCGCTCTCGACGGGCTACCAACGGACATCGATGATACCGACATTGGGCGCAGGAATACGATTGCGAATCTACTTGAGGAGTGGGGGCTTGTGGATATAGTCGATCCCAAGAAGTCAAGTGAGCCAATAGTTTCTCTTGCACAGATGAAGATAATCCCACACAAAGACAAGCAGAACTGGGAACTCGTACCTAAATACCACATAGGTAAGAAGAAGCCCTGACAAAAAGGAATCTACATAATGCGTCCAACTGTTACACTATGCATGATCGTGAAGAACGAGTCGCACATCATACACGAATGCCTCAACTCGGTATACAAGTACATTGATTACTGGGTCATCTGCGACACAGGCTCCACCGACAACACAAAGCAGATCATCACCGACTTCTTCAAGGAGAAGGGTATTCCTGGTGAGATCCATGATCATGAGTGGAAGAACTTCGGTCACAACCGTACCCTCGCTTTCCGTGCTGCTGAAGGCAAGGCAGACTATGCATGGGTCATCGATGCCGATGACTACCTTGAGGGTGAACTGAAACTTCCTCCACACAAGGATGTGGACAGTTATGCTCTTCGCATCAAGCGGGGTTCCTTCTTCTGGTGGCGCAATCAAGTCTTCAAGTTGGATTGCAAGTGGGAATACAAGGGTGTTCTACATGAATATGCGGCATGTGAAAAGCCGAATCCACGCATTGAGAAACTTGAAGGAAACTACGGTATTTGTGCGCGAACAATGGGTGGTGCAAGAAATGTTGGCATCACTCCGATTGAGAAGTACAGTAGAGATGCCGTAGTTCTTGAAGAAGCAATGAAGGAAGATCCTACGAATACTAGGCATCAGTTCTATCTTGCACAGTCATATTTCGATTCACAGCAGTGGGATAAGTCGGCTGAGGCATATCAGAAGCGAGTTGATATGGGTGGATGGGAGGAGGAAGTCTTCTATTCTCTTTATAGACTTGGCATGATCGCCGCCATCACAAACAAGCCATTCCATGAGATCAAGGAACGATTCCTCATGGCATGGAACTATCGTCCAATCCGTGCAGAACCTCTTCTGCATATTGCCAAGATGTATCGCATGATAAATCAGCCAAGGCTTGCATATCTCTATGCTACCCTTGCTAAGAAGATGCCGTACCCACAGTTTGACATTCTGTTCATCGATGAGGATGTCTACAAGTGGCAGGTAGATGATGAGATTGCATCCACGGCATTCTATCTGCACAAGTATGATGAAGGAATTGCTTATGCAAAGAACCTTCTTCAGAATCCTGCATATCCAGAGTCGGAAAGACCAAGGATGCAGCAGAATGTACAACTCTATGAGCAGAAGATGAATGAGAATATCGGTATGTTAAATGCCTTGCGCGAGATGGATAGGAATCATAATAAGACGATTCCAAATCCCGATTCTGTTCTAAATCCACTGATGGAAGAGGATGCTCGACGCAAGAACCTACAGAGGCTGTTGAACCGCAAGAAGGATCGCAAGGCAAAGAGCCGCTGATGCTGAAGATTTATAAAACTCATACTGAGGCATTGCTTCCTCAGTTTGCCACGGATCAGTCCGCATGCTTTGACATCTGTGCATGCCTCAAGGGCATGGAGAAGGTCAAGGCATACTCGCGGATGAATGAAGCAATAGAACTTTATTGCAATGTTGATTCATTGGAGATACCGGCAGAGTTTCGCGTATTGATTCCGACTGGATTGATATTCGATATTCCCGAAGGCTACTCCGTTAGAATCTATCCTCGTTCTGGTCTTTCTTTCAAGAATGGACTTGTAACTCAGAACTGCGAGGGTATAGTTGACTCCGACTATGTCGAGGAGTGCTTCATCCTTCTCAAGAATGATTCTCTTGTGCGGCAGACAATCACGCATGGCATGCGGATTGCACAGGGTGAACTTGTGAGGAATGAGGACTATGTGATCGTTGAAACGCCCGAGAGACCGCAGAAGCGAACCTCGCGGGATGGTGGGTTTGGAAGCACAGGCGTGAACTAATCATTATGGAGACACAGCATGACCAGAGAAGAACTGCTGAAGCACCATGAGGTGCTTTGCAAGCAAGCGCGGGATCTGATGGATAAGAAGAACCGCGACTATGCAGGTAATGATGGCAAGGAACCATTCGCGAACTTCACTCGCGTGGAGGCAATGGGAATCTGCTCGACTGAGCAGGGTTTCATGGTTCGCCTCACGGATAAGATGAGCCGTCTATCATCGATCATTGAATCGGGAAAGAATCATGTCAAGGACGAGTCGTTCGAGGACACGATGGTTGATGTGATCAACTACATCGTTCTTCTTTCTGCATATCGGCAGGATCAGAGATTGAAGGCACAGTATGGAGAGTCCCTGATTCACTGCACTACGAGAGAACTATCATGAGTAAGTTCAGACCTGTTGGAAAGTTCGTTGCTCTTCGTCGCGATTTCGGTGGACAGAAGACAACAGAGGCAGGAATCATCTACAACGAGAAGGTGACTACCAAACTCGTATGGTCAAAGGTGATTGCTGTCGGTGAAGGCGTGACCGAGGACATCAGGGTTGGAGATCGTGCGCTTTGGGATATCACCAAGTGCCGTGGAAAGCAGTATGACGATCTTGATGTGATTGAGGAAGAACACATTTACATGGTGGAGCGCAACTGATGGCATTTGGATATTCGTACTATCTCGACATGTACAACTGCAAGCCTGGCGTGGCAGATGACATGGAACTCACCTATCGTTTCCTTGAGCGGGTTGTTGACAAGATCGGCATGACCCGCATGAGTCAACCGATTGTCATACACGGACCAACTCACCTTGGCAAGGAACTCTATCCCGCAAAGGCTGGTGTAAGTGGGTGGGTTCCTCTGATTGAAAGTGGCATTCAAATCCATTCAATCGAACCCACCCACTTCATCACGCTGGATGTCTATTCTTGCAACAACTTTGACAAGAACATCATATTGGAGTATGCTCGGGAGTGCTTTGGCTTCTCATCGTTTGAGGAGCATCATTTCGCGCGTGGCGTTGCATACTGAGGACATATGGACTACAGAATCATCCAAGGAGATTGTCGTGAAGCCCTCAAGCAGATCGATGCGGGATCCGTACATACCTGTGTCACTTCTCCTCCCTACTTTGGTCTTCGGGACTATGGTGGGGGAGAAGGAGAGATCGGATCAGAGCAGGAAGTCGAGGAGTATGTCAATGCAATGGTTGATGTATTCCGCGAGGTTCGCCGTTGTCTTCGCGATGATGGCACTGTGTGGCTGAACCTTGGCGACTCCTACATGGCACAGAAGAATGTCGCTCCTCCACCACAGACAATCGGTGGGCAGAGGGACATGCCTACATTCATTCCTGGCAATCGCAGGGAACAGAAGGGGCTGAAGCATAAGGATCTCATCGGCATCCCATGGCGTGTAGCCTTTGCCCTACAGGCAGATGGTTGGTGGTTGCGTCAGGACATCATCTGGTCAAAGCCAAATCCCATGCCCGAGAGCGTGGAGGATCGCTGCACCAAGGCGCATGAGTACATCTTTCTTCTCTCCAAGAAGTCT